GTTTACTGGTATTGATCCTTACTTAATGCAGACATATAGTGCATTGAATGGCACAAGAATTATAGATGATGCAACTCCAGGTATAGAGAAGAGGATGAATACTGGACCTGGTGGTGCTAGTATATTTGAAGATAAATTTGGTAATAGACATAGTAATATCCCAAGTAATGATACTGCTATCATTGGTGGTGATAAGTGTCAGACTGTTAAAGGTAACTATGCTCTAACAGTAGAGGGTGATTTCTATCTTAAGGTCATGGGTAACATGCATCAAGAGGTAGAGGGATCATGGAATGGTCACTACTCTCAAGGTCCACAGGCAGAGTCATCAGGATCCTCTAAGACACCTGATAGTGACACTACTGGTGGATCTATGCAAAATGTTGATACTAATGTAAATGCTGGAAGATTGTCACCAGATGTACAACAACAGATACAGAACTCTGAGTTAGCACTGAAGAAAGATCTAGAGACTCTAAATGTAGGTGGTTTCTATCCAGTAGGTAAGATACCTTATAGTAAGGGTGCTGATACATGGGGTAGGACACAACATGGTCCTCAATTAGCAGGTAGTTTATCAGATGATACAGAGCAGAAGTCTTCAGCAAGATTTGAAGGAGACCGTGATGTTTCTATCACTGGTGAATATAAATTCCAAGCAGCGAAGTTAAGTCTTGCTGCTATTGAGTCAATGCAGATCAACTCACAGAATACTAAGATAGAGGGTAATACTATTGAGTTGATGGCAGATGGAGAGATAATTCAACAGGCAAACTGGATCACTTCTTTCTTGAATGCAGGTAGATTTGAGTTTATTGCTCTATTCAACCCAATGTCTGCATCCTTGACAGGACAGTTTGCTATAGTTAAGGGATCTATTGTAGATATTACTGCTGACCTACCTTTCCCAGGTATGGCACCACCAACACAGATCAGGATATCTGTTGGTACTCAGATGCCTAGCAGTTTTGCTGACATCATGGTAGGATCTCAGAACGCATTCCATGCCACATTCATCGCAGCACCTACTGGTGTGATCGCTGAATTTGTCCCATCAGGTGCAATTATTAACCAATGTAACGCTGGTTTAGGAGCATACGTGGTCAACACTGGTTACCTAGCAGCAGGTTGTGCTATGGGACCAACACAAATCTTTGGCTTGCCAGTCTTGCTGAACTAGTGTATACTATGAGCAGTGACCCATCCAACATGGCAGAAGTAACAGGAGACGGAGGCACCTACCTAGAGCATATCTGGGTTAATGTACCTAAAAGACAAGTTAAGATTATGGATAATGAAGGTTATGATGAGATAGTGACGTGGGAGTTTAGTGAAGATGGTGTTGATGGGTTCACTGAAACACTACAGCACTTCAAGAGACTAGTACCAGATGACATGATTACGTACCTATGAATATTATTTCATTAACTCACGAAGAGTTTACCGAGAATGTAGATTTTGCTTTTAAACTAGCATCAAAAGGACATTCACTAAAAATCAAGACCAAAGACAATATTGTATTGTTAGTTACAGCAGTTGCGTCAGAGGTTAATGATCCAGAAAATCCTGAGATAAATATTCCAACACCTGAAGATTTTGTCCCAGATCCAGTTGGCACACAACAGTTTGTAACACAAGCATTAGGTGAAATGACGCAAGGGTTCTAACATGAAAGGACGTATCACACGCAGTTATTGCTATCTCGATGGTAATGTAGTTGACATGTGGTACATTCAAGGCATACCTTTTACGTTTGAGGAATTACCTCAACCAATGCAAGAGGTAGAAGATGTTGAGCAAGAAGCAGCAGATGCAACTGGATATTCGATGGAAGACATGATGAAATGGTCTAACTATCTAATAGCAGAGCAATGCCACCCACTACTGTTTACAGTAGAAGAATTTATTGAAAATTATGAGGAAGTTCCTGAATGAAGATCTTTTTAGATACTGCTGATGTCCCAACTATTCTCGAACGTTTCGAGACTGGTTTAATTGATGGTGTTACTACCAATCCATCTCTTATTCGTAAGAGTGGTAGAGACCCAGAGGATGTCTATCGTGAATTAGCTATGGCAGGTATACCTGACATTAGTATGGAAGTAGTAGAGGATATGATCGGTGAGGGTCAAAGACTCTCTGGTGAGTTTCCTCACGTAAGTACAATTAAGGTGCCATGCACACCAGAAGGACTAAAAGCATGTAAAGTATTATCAGACAATGGAGTTAGAGTAAATGTTACGCTTATATTCAATGCTGCTCAGGCTATCTTATCTGCAAAGGCAGGTGCTACGTACGTCAGTCCTTTTATTGGGCGGTTGGACGATAATAGCGTTGCTGGGTTGGAGGTTATCAGATCAATAAGTGAAGTGTTTAGAGTGCAGAAGGTTGAGAAGACAAAGATTCTTGCTGCATCTATTCGTGACGTATATAAAGTATCAAGGGCATTCTGGAATGGTGCTGATATAGTTACCATGCCACCTAAGATCTTTGATGGAATGTATAAGCACATTCTTACCGATAAAGGATTAGAGATATTTGATGCTGATTATCAAGCAACTGTTTCAAGAGTAAACAAATCAGCATACCAACCACCTAGTACAATACGTGCCAGAGTTGGGAGTGATTTGGATTCATTCTAAATGGAAGGAGTAGAGTTAATAAGACAATATTATCCCATCCCTGATGTGACATGGGAGGATGTGATTGAGAAGATAGATGAGGATGTATTAGATGGTCAGTGGGGCTATTCTAATGAAAAACATGCTGATAAAATCCTTCCAGTCATAGTAGGTACTGGCCGATATGTGCCTGAGAGTATACTACCGATATGGGAAGCAGTTGTAGAGGATGTAGGTATGAATTGTATGCATACCTATATTGGTTTTTCCAAGTTTTCTGCAACGTTAGGCCGACATAATGATGATATGGATGTCTTCATTGTACAAGCAATAGGAGAAACATCATATAAGTTTGATTCTGGATTATGTCATACATTAAAACCAGGTGATGCTATATTCATACCAGCGTATGTATATCACCACCCTTTTAGTCATGGACCTAGAGTTTCGCTGAGTTTTTCAAATGACGGAAGAAATTGAATGGAGTATAGAATCGCTTCGTAAAGCAATAGTTGACAGTGCGTCAGACTATGATAGAATAGTGAAAAATATGAAGGAAAATGAGTCTGAGAACAGAGAAGAGGAGAGCACAGGTCAAGAGTAGATTTTATTACCTATTCTGGGGCATTGCCACATTTTCAGTTGTAGCAGGTCAAATATATGTTGGTAGTGGTTACCGAGGTTATGCTAAATCACTTAATAGACTATTTGATACCATTGAAGTCCAAGTAAATGCACCAAGATTTTATTGAACAATATCCTGATCTATTAAGCCAAGAAGCCTGTGATGGTATTATTGAGCGAATGGATCATATTATTGATCATAGTATATCACCATATAAGACGAAGAATAATACAGCAGACAGTAGAGTTGATGCTGCTTGTTTTGCTGAACATGACTACCCAGAAGCACATGATTTAGTTAATATTGCTGTGGGTAAAGCAATTGAACAATATGTTGAAAAGTATAGTATTATAGACTTTAATAAGCATCGTATTGTGATGCCTTATTCCTCTTGGACAGTTAAATTGCAGAGGACACCTCAAAATGGTGGGTATCATAAATGGCATGTTGAGAATAGTGGTCATTATAAGGATAACAATCGTATTCTTGCTTGGACACTATACTTAAGCACACATGAAGGAGAGGCAGAGACTGAGTTTTTGATGCAAGGTAAGAGGATATATCCTGTTGCTGGTACCGTAGCAATATGGCCAGCATGCTGGACACATGTCCATAGGGGTAATCCACCTTACATTAAAAACAAATATATTGCTACTGGATGGTTTGCAACTAATGGTCAGGACTAGGCATAAATTTTTATTAATGTATCAGGGAATACGGACCCAATTCTTATAAATAGTAACGAAGTTTAGGAGACCAAGATGCACTGAAAACTCTCTACATCATGAGTTAATCTTTCAAATTTCACGGAGTAACAATGCACAATATTAAATCGCAAAATCAGCTAGCTGAGTGGAAGCACTTAAAAACAGATTACTGTTTGACAACCCCTCAAGAAGAATTAATCGACGATTACTTCGCTTGTATAGTCAATAGCAACAGTAAAGCAGAAGAAAAAATATGTCAAGAACTGCTCTGTTAAATAAGTGTTTTACCTTTTTCACAGTCAATAGCATGCCATATTGTGCATATTACTCAAACCCCCAGTAAAGGGGGTTTTTTGTCGTATAAATAAAGTTGTAGCAAATTGTTAAATCGCAGTGGCAACTAAAAGAATATCCCAGTTAGAAACAATTTCCAATGCTCTAGTAACTGGTGAAGCTATTCTTCCTATTGTTATCTCTGATCCTCTAATACCTAATAGAAAAGCAAAAGTAAATCAACTTTTCCGTGGTCTTAGTGCAGGATCACAGGCAGCTCCAGGACTGGCTTTTGACCTGGACAGAGACACTGGAATATACCAGACTGCTATTGATGAGATAGGACTCTCATTTGGTAGTGCTGCCCTCTATAATAGTCGAAGAGAAAATACAGATGGATCAAGTACTCTATTAATTAGAGCAATTGATACTGCATCTGCATCTTCTAGTATAGAGATGACACCACAAGGTAGTGGTTTTTTCACAGTTAATGGATCCATAATTCAGACTGATGCACAGTTCTACTTACAAGGTGATCAAAACACTGGTAAGAGAGCACATTTTAATGTAGATACTATTTCTACACAGTCAGGCACACGTCGTTTTGATTTACCTAACGTTGGTATTAATACAAGTACGACTCTGGTTGCTAATGACACATTCCAGACTTTAACTAACAAGACTATCCTTATTAAGGACAGTGAGTTACAGATTACAGGATCTACTGCTACAGACAAGATTGCGAAGTTTGAGACTGACGCATGGGAGTCACCAGGTGCACATACTTACAAGTTACCTGACTTTGGTGCAGCACAGACACAATCTACATTACTTGATGATATAACAAGTCAGAATGTATTCAACAAGAATATGGTTAACCCCACATTCTCTAATACACCTTCTGATGATGAGAATAACCCAACTCGTTTTGTTATATTTGATTCATCTGGATTAACTAATAACAGGACTGTTACATTCCCTGACCTTAACATCAAGATAGTTGGTGAGGCATCTTCTCAGACATTAACCAACAAGGTTTATAAAGGAGCAATATTCTGTGATACTGATCCTGCTGATGGTGAAGGTAGAAAGATACAGTTTGATCTCTCTAATATAGAGGATAACCAGACTTATACATTCTCATTCCCTGATGATGATCCTACTGCACCTCTTAATACTTCAGGTGTAAACGTCCTAGTTAGTGAGTTAAAGACACAGTTCCTAAAGAATAAAACGTTAGAATTGTGTAAGCTAAATAATCCTAACAACGTCAACGGTATTATCAACTTTGATGCCAGTAACATTGACGAAAGCGTTACTATTCAATTCCCCAACGCTGATGCAACCCTACTATCTACTAATAACATTAGTGATGTTGCA